ATTTTATCTAGGGTTGGGGCTCAACTTGAGTTGTCTGAATGCGTTCCAACTTTAGTTGGACAATTACCTAATAAACTAATTAAGTCTAGTCCTAAAGTGGTTCTAGATTTTAAGTCTTTAGAGTCTTTAGACATAGTTATGGGGCATCTAGAAAATATTAGAGACGAGTTGCTTAAACAGGGAGTAAAAAAGTGAGTGATAAACAATTTTCAAAAGAAGAAGTTCAGGCAGGTTTAGAAATTTGCCATTCAGAGTATTTTATGCAGGTACTTGCTTTATTGTCTCATTTACCAGAAAACAAAGAACTAACTTATGTAAAAGTTCCTGTGACTACACCCGATGGGGGTAATTACTTGATCAGTATTCTTCACATTGATGGGCCTAAAGTGGATCTTGAAAAATTGGCCAATGCGGCAGAAAATAAAAAAGGCTAGATTTTCACCTAGCCTTTTAGTTTTTAATTTAACTATTAATTAAACTAAATTTTCCGCGATACAATGTTTACGTCCAGCAGAAACAAGTGGAGTACCGTACATAAGTTGTAACCACTTATATGAAGTATCTGTTACTGCAAGGTCATACTTAATCATTGAACCGAGTTGTTTCCAACAAAGAGCGTCAGAATCGTGCATCAACAAATAAGCTTTTCCTGAACCAGGAAGAGTCATATTTTTATCGATAGTGATTGCAACACCGCTACCAAGAAGTTTTACACGACCGATGAATTTCCAGTTAGAACCAGCAGCATCTTTAGCAGAACGGAATACGTTTGCGTAAAGAGGAGCACCTGCATAAGTAGGCTCAGCTTTAACTTCATCACCAGCAGCTACTGCACCAGAAAGTTCAGCAGACGGGATTGTTTCACCATCAGAGTACACCATAGACATTTTATATCCATAAGTACCAGCATCTGCAGCTAAGAATTCGCTATCAGCGGCTACTGGAGTAGTCATGTTAGCGATTGAAGGAGCAGCTTGAGCTGAAACAGTTGAAGAAAGTGGGCTAATACGAGGACGGTTAAACAAACTAGGCTTGAAGCGGTAGTCGATTGAACCAGTATGCTCTTTTACTCTGTTTCCAGAAGTGAGTGTTTCACCAGGAAGAGTACGTTGTTTTTGATAAAAGTTACGAGAGAACGTTGAATGAATATCAGTTCCGAGGTAACAGTCCATAGCCATACCGAAATTGTTAACGTTAGTTAACGCAAGTCTTTCAGCTTGAACATCATCAAAACCACCACGAACATCGATGATTACGCTATCGTTCACACCAGCAGCGTCATAACCTGCAAACGCAGTTGACTTATATTGGTTTTGAACTTCTTTAGAGCGGATTTGAGCTTCAATACCATCATACTCAAGAGAGTTGATAGCTGAATCAGCTTCAAACATTGAACGTTCGTTACGAGCTAAAAGCTCTACAGTTTTGTTCTTAACTTCGCGAGCGATAACTGGACCGTGAGCTGCTTGGATAAGAGTCAAGTTGTGCTGAACAGCGCCTTGAGTTCCAAGATACTTCACTTGAATGAATTCACGATCATAGTTAGCATCTGTACCTTGAGGAGTTCCACCCATTTGGAAAAATGGAGATACTTCTTGGCCATAGCTATTCTGAACGTTATATTCATGAACAGTTTGAACAACTTTTTCTTTGATAATGTCTTTCCAAAGTTTAAGATGTTCCAACCCGTGAGTTACGAGTTTAAGAGTACGATCTAGGTCTTCTACAGCAAGTGCAGAACCACCAGCCAATTGGCCAGGTGCAGTCGTACCATAGTTTTGTGAAATTGACAGTGCTTTTTGAAGTGCATCTACTTTTTTGGCATCCATTGATCCAAAACCAGTAACTGCTCCATCATTCGCAACTGACTCTACGATATGATTCATATTTTACTCCTTAAAAGTAAATTTATTAGTTTTTTATTTGTTATTATTTTTGTTGTTAAAAGATTGTTATTAAGCCGGACTATGATATCCGGCTAACTTTAAAATTATAGCAAGAGTATTAGTTTTGTTTTTGAAGCTCAGCTTCAATTAAACGACGATACTCGGGATTATAAACAGTTCCAGTGTTTTCTAGTTCGATAACTGCATCCATTGGAATTGATTTTTTAACTACTAAACGTTCAGCTGCATCAAGTTTTTCAGCTTTTGAAAACTCTTGAGGACCAGTTGATTCAGGATTAGACTTTTCTAGAGACTCAATACCAGTTACTGATTTAGAACGTTGAGGTTGAGACGCCATAGCTTTAATCAAAGATTGTGATTCGTCTAAAGATTTTTTAAGATTTTCATTTTCTTTTTTAACGGGCTCAATTGCTTGATTAATGGCAGACTTAATTAAAGCTTCAAATTCAGCTTTCTTTAAATCTTCAGATTTTCTAAGTTCTTCTTGTTTAGACTTTTCTTCTGCATCAGCTTTAGCTTTTTTGAATGATTCAAATTCAGCATACTCTTGTTCAGAAATTGACTTCATGATTTGACCACCAGCGCGTGGATCTTTCATTTTTGGACCTTCACCAAGGCGTCCAGCAGAAGTTGTTTGATCAATAGATTTAGCTTGTTTTTTAGCTTCTTCGTTTTCAATTTCAGAAACTACTTGAGCAATTGTAGCGTCGTATGTACCGTCACGTTTTCCGTCTTCATCATTTTTAGGTACATCAGAGATTTGCTTAGGACGACCAGCGCCTCTTGAAGCATCATCTTGTACCGCAGGAGCAGCATTAACTACGGCATCAGCTGTAGTTTTGGATGCGTTAGCGACTTCAAAGTTTTCGCCTTTTTCTATCTTCTCTGAAAAGATGCTGTCGATAAGAGTATCGATAGATTTATTCAGTTCATCATTTTGAGTAGTCTTCTTATCCATTATTGCTCCTTAAAAACAGAACTATAAATATTGTATCAAACTATCCTATTACGTTTTAAGTTTAGGGAATTGGGTTTCTAGCCGTTCCTGAACAGCGGACCATATTGCAGATCTAGAATGGTCAGGATACAATACTTGTAGTTTGTCTATAATCTCTATTATTTGTGACTTATATATTTGCTTGTTATTCTTTTTTAACTTCTTAGGATCGACTTTCTTTTTAGAGTCCATAGATTCTTGAGATAGCGCATCCCCACCAGATCTATTAGCTGGAGCTACCGAATTACCTGCACCTATAGAAAGAGCTTTTTCCACAATTGAAAGGACTTGGGAGGCAGAAAAAGTTGCTTCTTCCGACTTAACTTCTTCAGCAGGACTTTGATTATCTGCAGTACACTCAAAGTCAACTCCATTAGAAAATGACTTAATAATATCTGCGTATGTGTCCTGGTTAACTGGGTTTAAAGTTAATGCCACGTTCTTGATGAGGCATCTTTTAATAATAGAGGGGTTTTTAGAGTCTCTTTCCAAAACTTTGCCCTCAACAGACATTCCAACTCTACCTTTGTCTCCCTTGCTAAGGGATGACATGATTTCGTAAACAGCTTTAGCTCTACTATGGTTTTTAAAGAGGCGACCCTCAACATACATACCAGAACTAGTTTTCTTATAGCCATCTAATGTTCCAATCGTATTCTCTGGAGAATTGTCGTGGTCAAAGTTAAAAAAGCCTTTACCTTTGCCAATTGGGGTAGCATCAATGCCCTCAGGGAGAATAATCTCACCTTGACGATCTACAGAAGAAGTTGACGCTAGGCCAGCTACTCGCCATTCTCCGTCTTTGGATTTAGTTATTTCTGCAGGTACCGTAAACTTAAAAATGTCATTCATGACTTTCCTCGATATAACTATTTTATCAAAATAGAGTTATTTGTCTTCGGAATCGTCTATATTATAGTTTACTGTTGTAATATCAAAGGTATTTAACTCTACTGGACCAGAATTATCTTGGTTTATAAGTTGACTGGCATTATAAGTCGTTAAAGCTTCAGCTAACTCTTTAGTAGCCTCTTTTAGCATAAAGTGAGTTTTAGTGTTAGACCATCCAAGTAAAGCTGCAATTTCAGACTGAACTAGTTCTGGCATGCTACCATCAATAGAACTCTTGTCTTTGACATATTGCCAAAAACAATTATTGTGTTTAGGTGAATTTATTTTCCAGGGGCAATCTACTTGTTGGTTGTTATCAAGCTTGTTATTTAGTAGACACTTCCTAGATTTGTTATCAGAAGCATCCATTATGTTATCCTAAAGCCCGGAGTTACCGGGCTATCGTTGTCTATTTAAAAACTTTATAAAACTTACCAGTTGAAATATAATCTTTAGTGAATTGAGTTTTATCATTAAACAAAGATCTAAATGTAGAAGACACATAATTAAGTGCTTTCTCATCTACCTCTTTAAAGTCAACTGATACAGGGTCTCTAATAAGAGGACATTTGTCAAATTTAACAATTACAGGACCAAAGAAGGTATCAAATTTAAGAGTATCTACCCCTTTAAGTGTTTCTCCACATTGGATTAGAACCATTTCATCGGCTACTTTTTCGCTGACTGCGTCAAAACCATGAATCCACCATTCATTAACAATCTTATCTTTATAAGTGGCTAAATCCATACCTACTCGCGCTGATGCAATAGTGTCTAGATAATCAATTTTGCGTTTTACCATCTTGTATCTGGATTCAAACTCTCCGTCAAATTGACCGTCCATACCACCAGCAGCTCGGTGATTCATTAGAATACCGTTGCGTGCAATTAGACGTTTTCCTGGATTGTTTTCAACAATTTGAAATCCCATTGAAGCCGCAAACAACGTTACTGTTCTAATTTCTTGGGGAATAGCTTCTAGAAAGTCAATAAACTCCATACCGTCAAAAACACTACCACCCGGAGTATCTAGAACTAAATAAATGATTTCAGATTTATCTAGGTTACGGCTCTTAGCTGAAATCTGTTTCATCATTTCACCTACAGATCCACCAGTAACAGGACCTCTGAACACTACCGTATTCTTAAGTTCCAAAGTTAACTTAGTCTTAACTGTGGTTACTTTCAACGGAGCATCTTCTAAAAGATTAGAAAGCAAAGGAATTTTAACTTCCTTAATTCCGTTATTAGTTTGTTCTTGGCTAATACCAGAACTACGAACTGTATCAACTACCTTTTTACCGACTGGGTATGTGACCATTAAGGCACCTACCGCAACCAGTCCCATTAAAATTTTAACCATGTTATCTCCTAGTATGGTGTTTTAATCATATTACTGATTAATACTATTTTAACTATAAGATAACTATACTGTAAACTTAATTTATGGGATATTGTAATTTTTCTTGCATTTATCTCTCCAGTTACAACTATTGCAAAATTCTGGAGTCTTTGGAGGTAACTGTTTATTAGTATAAGCATCTTTTATAGTCATTATCTTATTAACTATTTCTTCAAAGATGCTATCTCCTGTTTCTAAATGAAATTCTTTCATTGAGTGGTTGTCCTTATTAAAGTACAGCCATCTAACACCAGTTACAGTTGAAAATTGTTTTAAAGCATCTATATGGGAGAATTCTCCTGCTTGTAGCTTCATATTAAAAACGTACCAATAAACTACAGCCTGAACTATGTGATCGGCTTTGGGTGCCATTAAAGATTCGAAACCTTTTAGATTAATTGATTTATATTCACCAAGCCACAGCTTTCCGTCTAGAACGACCACTGCATCGACATACGCGTGTTTAATATACAACTCATCACATTGAAGTGGAAACTCTTTAGTTTCGTCTGCAAATCCAAATTTCCTATGAACTGAGCCATCTGGATTTACATAATCAATAAGCTGGCCTGTTTTAGATAAAACATCAGATATAACATTGTGGATAGCATCTCCAACCAACAATCTCTTTTTTCCATCGTTGTCGAATCCATAATCTTCTATGACTCCAGCCGTAGAGTAATATATTTTCCTAAAACATTTAGACCCAATCATCGACGGTTTAATGGCAAATTTAGGCTTGTACTCTTTACTCTTCGAGCTTGTTTCTATACTTAAACCTTGTTCGAACAGATCTTTTAAACTATTCATTAGACCTCTTCGGCGTCTAGTATTTTATCAGCTAATCCTAAATTTACAGATTCTTCAGCGTTTAAAATGGTATCGAAGTTTAACATATTAATTAATTCTTTTTTCTTAAAAGTGGGATGCTTCTCTCTAATTCGTTCTAAATACATGTTTTCCATCCACTCAGAATACTTCTTGCATTCTTCCGTCCATTTATACTGAGTTTTAGCGTGGGCTTCGTTGTCTGCTAAAATTGGAGTTCCATAATGAATCATTTGCTTAGCGTTCGGAGACATGATCCGTTCATCAGCAGCTTGAAATATAATGCTACCCATAGACATCGCATGACCTTTTGCTATAACTATTACTCTAGATTTACATGCTCTAATTGAGTCGAATACCGCCATACCGTGATACTCGTCGCCACCGCTATTATTTAATTCAATAATAATTGGTTTATCCACATTGGTGGAATCTAGGACGTGCAAACCTTTTATTAGTTTATCTGCGAATTCTTCGTCACATTCACCAACGGTGACAATGGTCTTTGTTGGGATGTAGATTCCATAGTCATATAGTTTATCTACATCATCTCTGTTAAGTCTAGACATACGTTCCTTCAGTATTAATTTTGTGATATTCCGTATATTTCAGATTCTTCCATAATACATAATTTAGATCCCTCTATAGAGGCATACTGAAAATTAGTATTAAAATAAACCTTCATTCCAACTGTTAGATCTGGAGAAACTCCAGGACCTACAGCTCTAATTAAGCCACAAAATTCTTCGTTTTCTGGCATTACTATAAACGAGGCTTGAGTTTCTTTATTGGCAGTCTTAATTCTCTCGACTGCTACTTTTTTACCCCTTAGACTCAGTCCCACTTGAAACTCCTCTAGAAATTCGATCCATTTTAATTTTGGCTTGCATTAACTTATCTTCACCAAATTCAACTAATTTAGTCTCACCAGTTTTCATTGAAATAAGAGCATCCTCAAGTTCTTGTCCTAGATTTTCTCCAGAACCAGCGTTTGATACTTTAAGTCTTGAAGTTCCTTGAAATTCTTCCTGATCTTTAGATTTAGTAGAAACTTCGATTCTAACTGTGTCACCCTTTTGAACTTCATCTACTTTTGATAAACCCTGTTTAGAGTCTTCAAGGTCAGCTACTTTATTAGAAAGGTAATCCTCTGTCAAACCATACTTTTCCATGAGAATAGATTCCAAAACTACAACTCTAGAAAATAGTGTTTCTAGCGTGGAAGCTTGCTGAGTAGCTAGTTGCATACCCAAAGATCTAATTTGATTATTTACATATTTTTCGATATGCGGACCCAACTTAGCTAATGCAGAGTTAGACACCATCTGACTCATCGATTGTTGGAGGTGTTGTTTCTTTTTTCCCATTGATTACTCCCTATTGAAAAGACGTTTAAACGCTAAATTAATTAAACCAAAAAATGAGCAATTAGTTAACTTATCATTTAAGTTACTTAATTTTAACATCTGATTTTGCAATACATCAATATACTCATCTGCAGTTACCACCGTATTAAACGGTGTTTTTACCAAAACTTTGTTTTTAAAGTTAAAACATTGTCCAATATCTTTGGTCTTAGCATTAGCTAAAATCTCTTCAGCTTCAGAAGGAAGATATCCAGCTGTTCTAAATTTGTTTTCTATAACAACAGATTCTTCTAATTGACTGTTCATCTCATCAATTGCATAGTCAACTACTCTAGAAGAGGCATCAACTGTCGATCTACGCTCTTGGGATAACTTGTTGTAATCTTGTTTAAATTTTAAACTAAACTCTTCTTCATGTTCTTTAGAGATCTGTTTAAAAGATTTACTATGCATTATAAACCACCTTCTCTAGAGGTACATTTATTACTGGACCAGTATCAGTCTCAATTAAAACAAAGGGTGCATCTAATCCTACAACTTTTCCGTACAGTTCAAGATTCTGATCGTTCATTACCTGAACTCTTTTTCCAGCTAAATGTCTGTTATTTAAAGCAAAATTCATTTTATCCTGAGTAGATGCATGTTGGTTGCTAACCTTTTGTTGCGGAGTATTTGACACTTTCTTAGGTTCGATAGAATCTTTAGATTTAACTTTATCTGCTAACAACTTAAGAATTTGAAGGTCTTCCTGAGAAATAGATTGTTTGTTATCTTTTGTATCTAGTGAACCATCAGATTCTATTTGCTCTACTAGTTTTAATAGATGTGGTTCGATTTGAGACACTATTTCTGTCTTAACTTCTTCGTAATCGATACACTTGGTATCGTTCTTAACCAAGTCAATTAAATAGTTGATGTAATCAACTTTTTTCTTCTTAGTTAAAAGTTCTTTAATTTGTGTATCAATTTTAGACATTTATTCTCCGTAGAACACTTTTATAGATAATATCTACCGGAGTATATTTAGTGAATTACTTTTGTATTTTGTCCAGAATATAGGTTTTCCACTTATCTAATCCTATATAGGTAGGACTTCCCGATGATGTTAGAGCGAATCCTGGTTTTAATTCTATAACTTGAGAACATCGCTCGTTTGGGTGAGTTGCGCCTATTACTGGAAGCCACGAATCAGTCTTTCTTCCATAATTGGAGCCATTTGACAATAAAGTAGATAGTTTGTAAACTTTAGGGCTTCCATCGGAATCTTCATAAAATCGTCTACACCATTTACATGTTTTAGCGTCTTGCACTATAACTCTGTATACGTAGACTTCATCTAGATCAGAATCCACATTATTGGAGACTATACGGTCTACTGAGGCTATGCCCAGGGCGTTGGATAATTCTGTGACTGCAACTCTATTCCAATCTCTAGCACCTTCACCTGAAGCGTCTCTTAATTTTTGTTTTAATCTTCCTAAGGTAGATTCTTTCATCAGATCATCTAAAGAGTCAGATCTATCTAAATTCTGTAAAGCGTTCATTTTATATGAATCGTTATTCTCTCTAATAATAGACTCAATTCTGGTCATCGTTTCTAGTTTTAGTTTTTCTATATATTGTTTGGTTTTGTCGTTAATGTTTTCTCTAGTGTATTCATGGGCTTCTCCTTTAGGAATAAGACCAGATACAGATTGTTGATTTTCCATGTCCTCTACCGAAGTGGGAGATTGAGAATCTATAGGATGGTTTATAAAATTATGGTTGTATACTAAAGATAATAGGGAATCTTTATTTGAAGTGTCAATTCCCTGAGAGTCCAGTGTTTTTAATTCATCTTCTGATAAGGCAGGCGTTCCCAATACAGAAACCACTAAGCGAGAATAGTGCTTATTGATTATTTTTCTTATCTTTTCTAGAGTTTCTCTTTTAGTAACCATTTTTGTAATCTTCGTCTAAAGTTTGAAAGATTTCTTCCATCATATCTTTATTGATTTTATTAAAAGTATCTTCCATTTTATGTATAGTGGATTCTAGTGCTGGATCCGCAAACGAGTGACTGGAGTGGGCATCTCCAGAAGAATGGTGATTTATAGCTTTAACTAAAGCTTGTTCGGCGTCGTGTTGAGTTTCACCATCATCTAATATGATTTTAATTTTAGCCACTTAGTCCTCTATTTTGTAAACTTCTACAACTAGAGGCTTCATTGATTTTTCTACAAACGGGGAGTTGTTCATAGAAAGAGATCCTTCTCCATAAATGTCATTTTGGGGTTCTGTTTTTGGAGTTTCATCTTCTCCGCCCTGTTTAAGAGCTAATTGAGCCTGTTCTTGCTGAGACTTTCTATCAGCCTCTTGTTTCTTTAAAGCTTTAGGGGAGAATTGAGTATACCATTGCATAAACTCAGGACCTAGAATCACATCGTCCATTCCAGGAAGTGGTGGAAGTCCGTCTTCTGCTCTTATTTCATTAACAGTCTTTTTAAATTTAGATTCTTCTTTTTGTCTATTTAGAGTCTGTTCAGCTGACTCGCCCTTGCATCCAGTAAATACTAATATAAATCTATCATCAAATTTCTTAAGAATTTGTTCGTTTATATAATTTTGAAAATGTTTAAGTAGGGGATAAAGCCCTCTGTCTTTAGATGACTTATTTTTTTCTTTAGAATCGTCTTTAGAACCTAAAGAACCTCCTGCGCCTTCAGCTTTAAGATGTATTCCCATCTCAGATGGATCTATTTGATAAATAGCACCGATCATCGTAATGAGGTATCGCATCCATCCCTCGAAACCAATATCATTATGGTTTTGAGTTAGCGGGATCCAGTTAACGTCCTCAACACCAGCAAAAATTGGAGTTTGAAAAGAGTTTCTAGCACCTTTTAACATGTGGTGCCACTGAGTTCTAACGCTCTCTACTTTTCTACGATTTAAAGCGGCCTTAATGTGGAGAATACCTTTAGCTGAAAAGCCTTGAGTAAAATACGCTTGATTATAGTACTCTGCATTAAGGTGGCCAGTAACCATAGTTACTAACAGTTCTAATTCTGAAATACCATATCCGTTGTTATAGATATCAGTATTCATGTTGCGAATACCGACTAATAACTCATCCGCCGTGTATGCTCTTTCAACTTTTCCTCTAATTACTTGAACCCACTTATACGCATTTTTTTCTAAAAGCTTTTCATCTAACTCTATTACTTTTTGACGCTTTTCTGCTTCTTCACTACGCTCAGGATAAAGGATATCTATATTTGAAAAGTTAGCCGCAGAGTCTTTATATTTTTTTAAATCTTTAGAGGCATATTTAACTGTTCCGCCATCTATTGGAAACCAGTGGTGTGGTCTTCCAGCTCTGTCAGGAACCATCTCACTAGCATATAGGTCATACGTTAATGTGTCTCTAGTCCACGCCCGTAATGCACCTTCTAAATTCCATCGTTGGGTTTCGAACGGTCTATTATCAGTTAATCCACAATTAAGGATGAAATTTTCGACTTCTTTTTGACGCTTTTCAAATTGCTTCTTCATTTTCTCTCTAGCTTTACGATCTAGTTCGAAATTGATAAGTTCTACTTCGTCATCCGACTTGGTATCATTTTCAGAATCTTTGTTTTCAGTTCCTTCTAGTGAAGTTTCTGACTCTTCTGATTTAGCTACGTCTAACCCTGCGCTTGGATCTGGAGTCTGTTGATCTTCTTTAATAATCTTTTCTGCTTCCATCTCAGCTTTTAGCTCTTCTTTTATCTTAGCTAAGATAGCATCTTCGTCTCGCATCTTAATTACAAATCCA